GGGTGCTGGGTTGCAGACTGTGGTGGTCTGCAACCCTTTTTTTAGTATGACCAGATCCAAGGACGCGGGACGTGGAACTCATCCTCCGGCTGGATATCGTCCAGATGGAGGAATCGCCCCTCGCCGGTCTGCTGTATGCCGATCCCCATGAAACCCTCTGCCAGGGCTAGCTGGAGCAAGCGCACCGCGTCACCCCCCCGCACCGCAATGTCCACCGCCCGCCCCGTTGAATGCGCCCCGGCGTTGCCGGACTTGACGATCTTAGCCGCCTCGATGGAGTGCGTATAATCGCGGAATCCGCTGGATATAGCGATGCTGCGCCCATAATCGGACCGCACCCGTTGCAGCCGGTCCATGGTGGCCGTATGCATCCGATTGATGCCACTCTCCTTGCAAGCGAGCTCACCGAATCCAAAGTTGGGCCAGCGGTCTCGCGGCCAATTGTCTTGTGTATAACTCATGGTAATCACCTCCCCATGCCTATAATATAGTGTCCAACGGCAAGATCGTGGTATAGTTTAAGCAAAGTTAATTAAACTGTTGCGCGGGTCGCAGACAATCCCTACTGTTATCCGTCACTCTACCGGCATTGTCCGATCTAACTCGGTCTTTTTCGGGGCCGTTAGATCGGACAATGCCGATAGGGGAAAAACGGGCTTGCAAAAATCGATAGACGTTGACTATTATAGAGCGTCACTCACCTAAACCCGCAACAGAGAGGAGGATTTCATGTGTAAAATGACGCACCACCATCCGTGCGAGGTGCCCTTATGCGCCTCGTAATGCGGATTTATCCATTTTTGTTGGTCATTATCGCCGGGTATCTGCTACTACGCATCCTACCCACACTGATATCAAACCATTAAAGGATACACTATTATGCCATACGACCCACCCGAACGTCCCGCCGGTAACTACGAGCCGCACCCCCAGGGCACCTACACCGGCACCATTACCGAAATAAGAGACTACGGCACGATGGAATCGCTGTGGCGCACCCCGGAAGGCAACACCAAAGAAATCCATCGTATTGCCATCGTCGTTGTCGCAGAGGATTTGCAGATGGAATCCGGCGATCCCTGGTCGCACTTCGAGTTCGTCAATATTTCCTTTGCCCCCAAGGCCCGCCTCACCGACCTCCGCAATATGTTGCGCGATGTGGATATGACCAACGACGAACTCAACGAGGTCTTCGATGAGACCGTCGAAATGATCGGGCGCAAAGTGAAGTACAAGATCCGCCACAAAAAGAATGACCATGACGATAAGATCCGCGGAACAATCCAAGATTGGGAGTATGCAGACGGCGAGGCACCAGACCTTGCCAACACCAAGCAGAAGGATGCGGCGAAGGAAGCGGTCAAGGCCGCGTTCGACGGAGACGATGATGATGACCTCCCCTTCTAGTGCGGCGAGTGGAATGAGCAAGCGGGAGTTCTTCGCATCGCGGGCCTTGGCGGGCCTTACAGGTGCGGACGATGGGTGGATAAGCACTCCCACCAATATTGCCACCCGTGCGGTAGAGTGTGCGGATGCGTTGATCGAGGCACTCAATGCGACAGACACTAGAGATCAGTAGTGAGTTGCCGTCCCTCAATGAGACGGTGCGGGAAACCAAGAAGCACTGGTCCCGCTACGCCTCACTGAAGAAGACGGCCACCGAACTGGTCGCGTGGAACTGCAAGGCACAACGATTAGAGCCGGTGATCGAACGGTGTGTGTTCACCTTCGATTGGCCGCACTCTCGCCGCGACCCGGACAACCAATCGTTCGGGGCCAAGATGATCCTCGATGGGTTGGTGAAAGCGGAGGTGCTGCCGGATGACTCGCGCAAGTGGATCAGTGAGATCCGGCATGTGTTCCGCCGGAAGAGCAAGCTGGACAAGATCGTCATCGTGGAGATCGATGAAGAGAATGGTGCGCCCTATGATTAGTGTGAGACTGCAAGCCGAAACAGAAGAAGCACTGAAAGCAGAAAGAGAACGATACCTAGACCATTACCCGCCCCAAGGGTACAGCACCCATATCCGTGAACCGAAACAACAGGACGATGGGACGTGGTTGTGTACAGGGTATCGTTGGGAATCTTGTGACTAAAACTGGAGACAATATAATGGAAGACGTGCCCCATAGCGTAGAGGACTTTGGGCAGTATTACGAAGCGATGGATGAAGCACTGGACGCGCTAGAAGAAGAGGTGATCGGGTCGCACGAACAGCCGAACGTAGACCTACTACAAATCGCCGGTGAAGGAAAGGCAGAAGACCACCTCCAGATATTGACCTATCACCGCAATGAGTTGTGGCGCGTGTTGTGCCACTCTGAGGCGGAGACGGACAAGATCGAAGCATGGCGCATCGAACAATTTCAACGGATCTGCCGCCGCATCGCATGGCACGAACGGTGCCTCGAAGCATGGTTCAAGTCAACCGGTGCCAAATCCGCCAACCTCATCAATGGCAAACTCAAAAACATCAAAGGGCGCGAACGTGTCGAAATCATCGATGAGGATGCGATCCCTGCGGAATACAAGAACGAGACGATCACCTACGCGCCGGACAAGAAACGCATCCTCGCGGCGTTGAAGGAATCGGGCGAAATCGTGGAAGGCACCGAGGTGGTGCGCGGCGAGGATCACATCAAGATCGACACACCGGACGATGCCGTATGAACGAAGATACTAAACAGCAAACGGTACCTCGTCCAAGGCATCAAACGCTCAACGTGGACGGGTGGAAAACTTGGGTGCATAGTAGGCCGCGCATACGGCAGAAGGTTGTAGATGGATACTACGTGACAATTGGGCGCATATATCCTCGCCGCTACACCGGAGACAAACAACGGGCCAGACGCTACCACATCGAAACGGATGACCGCGAAACCGCCGAGGCTGAAGCAATGGGGTTGCAATATGGAAGGTTGGTACTGGGGCTCAAATACGAAAAGAGGTATCAATGACCGACATCGCAACCCTCGTCAATGCGATCGTACCGGCGGCACCCACCGACAAGCCACCCCTGCCCGATCCGGGACCGGAACGCTTGCAGATGCAATGGTGCGAACTGACCAGCAGGGCGTTCGACTTCGCTAAAATCGCCAAGCTACTCAACCTAGCAACAAGCCTGGGCGGTAGCGCGAAGACGTTGACGGCGGTGATGGATGAAGTCCACCTGACCGGCAAGCCAGTGCGGAATCTGGCGGAAGTGCTGGAGACCAAACTGCGGGGGCGTCTGTCGATTACCACCACCCCCGTAGAGGACGGAGCTCGCCAAGGCCACACCACCGTCTACAACAAGGGCAAACCCACCGCCAAAGAAACGGCAAACAACCGCATCAACGGGTTCGTCTTCATGGTGGGCATGATGCGGTCTCTGGGCGTCCAGCGCACGGCATCGGTCCTCGATGTGGAGGTGCCGATGATGGAGGTCACCGTACGCAACAATCGAACATATATCGGAGGAATAGATGCGCGGGATTACTACCGTCAACAAACCGACAATGGAACGAGCGGCGAGGGTTTACAAGACGCAAAAGGCCATGGCGGACGCGTTGGGCATTAGTCAATCGAGAGCAAGAGGACTGCTGATCAAGTACGCCATCCCACATCCATCGATACGCAAACCATAAGGGGGTGTGGGCCGGAGTTAACAGCAGAGGGAGGCTGGGTGGACCGTATGGGGGAGTGCGGGCCACTACTCCGGCCCACCACTAAAATGATATGACTGACCTGTCTACAAAACGCATACTACAGCACATACTGCACAGAGTTGAGGAGACCGGGGCAACGCCGTCGATCCGCAATATACAAAGGGTAATGGGGTTTGGTTCCACCAACGCGGTGCGGCACCACCTCAAGAAGTTGGCAGAAGGCGGGCACCTATCGGAGCAAGGTGGACGTATCGCACTCGGTCCACGTTACGCCATCATCGTCCATGACATGGCTACTCAGTAGACGCCGCCGCTGGCCCGTGGAGGGCAAGACCGCAAACTACGAAGTCAAGCGTAATCCTGGCGATCCGCCGCGATGGCATTGCACCTGTCCCGGTTTCAACTTTCGGGGCCGGTGCCGCCATGTGGCGGAGGTCAGGGAGCAACTGGTTGAGCAATATAGGGAAGTATTAGGATAAGCGGCAACGCCGCACCGCCTAACTCCCCCACGTATCCTGTATCGCTTGCGCCACCACATAGGCGATAGCAACCGCCGCCATAGGCCACGTCAATTCTACGGCCCCGCTGGCGGCGGCGGCACCGGCTACTGCGGTGACGGCCAGTTTGCGCGATTTGACCTTATCTACAATTGAAGTAATGAAGTTCATGCGGTTACCTCTTCGAGTTCGGGTTCGGGTTCGGCATGGCCGTTCTGGTTTGGTGCATCCGGTTCGGCCTGGGGCGGGTGCAGATCATCCAGTATGGATACCGCACCGACGATCTGCTGGAGACTGTTCCGCAGAGACTGTAGACGTGCTTCCGCCTGTTGGATCTCCCCTAATACCTGCTGGTGGGACTGCGCTAACTGTGCGCGTCGATCTACGATCTTGTCAATCATTGTTGCCTCTCCCTTGTTTAAGCGTATTTGGCCGCGATTTCTTAGGTGCGACCTCGTAATGTGCGCGGACGAGCTCACGTAGGGAATCGATCCGCTTCGTCTGTCTTTGTATGACCGCTTTTATCCCCATTAATAAAAATATATTCCCACCGCATAAAGCGATTATAACGAGCGCAATCCCAGCTTGTGCTATTTCTGCTTCCATTAGTTTAGGGGCCGCATCGCAAAGGCGAATATTGAACCGATTACTACTTGCAGTAACCCAATCGTTGCCTCATGTTCAAACACTGGTGCCCATTTTCCGAAACCTCCACTGACCTCTACGATCTGATAAGAAATTATCAACGTAGTGGCGGCAGAAGTTGCAAATTTTGCACTGCTGACCTCTTTACTTCTCGCATGTTCGCGCTTCGTCAGTGCTACTACCTCGCGGTGCGCCTTCTTAGCCTCGGCCTTTGCACCGCGCACTTCACCTGTCCGATCGCGCAGTACTGCGTTGGTCGCACCCCTCATGCGCTTACACTCGTCCAGTTCTTTCCATAACTCTCTGTAGTGACTACGCAGTTCACTGAAAGAGCCGACTGTATGTGGATCTCTCGGAGGTCGTGGTGCCATTTCTCATCCCTCTGGTAATTTCAATATGTCTAAGGGTCGTTCAATCCTGAGAGATTTGAGTTCACTATTAGGCACCGTCAGTAGATTGCCTCCTGTAATCTTCCCGTCTTTAACTTCGTATAGATAAAATGATGTGCTAAACAGTGTAGTCCTAATGATTCGTGCTGGTCGGCGTGTCCCATTCGTATGGACATAACATGTCATATCTTCATTGTAGTCCGACCCGAAAAACATCCCAAGGCCAGCCAGTGCATTGGTTACACTGTCTCTTACAAATAGTAGAGCGAATGCTATTACAAAATACCAAATATACTGCTCGACCAGTACCGCCAGACCCGACTGCGCCCCAAAGTTGCGTAAAGCCTCCTCGGCGGCCTCAGTCTCCATCTATACCAAGTCACTCGGGTTCGCAACGGTAGACTGCGTTTTGAGGTTCGCATAAGCGGCGGCATAGGGGTCGCTCGGCTCGTCATCAGTGACCACTTTGAACCGATCCACTGTCGGCGCGACTAATTTAACAGGCGAGTCTTCTGCTCGTTCTGCCGCACTAACGTAGCAAGCCACCCCATAGACCATCTGCCATCTGCCGTTGTTGTCGCTGGTGGTGTCAATGACCTTTTTGATCGTGATGTCACTGACCCGCAGATACGCATTAGTCGCGGTCAAGCCGCCCATCGTCACTATCGTTCCTTGTACTGCCATTCTAAGCCTCCAGTGCCATAAGCCGCGATTCCAGTGCGGCGATCTTATCTTCATAAAAACCTTTAGCATCTTGCAACTGCTGATGCACTTGTCGTATCGCCCCATGATGGAGCATCGACAATTTAGTAAAGTTGATCATGCCGCGAGTGGTGCCTTCCTTCTCGCTATGCAACGAATCTTTGCCCAATATTCCCACTTTAGTCAGTGCAGCAGCATCATATTTCATGGCGGCACCAAAAGTGTCTGGCACCATCGTAGCCTCTATGTCGTGAAGCATTGCAACGTCATCATACTCATCAAATTCTGTCCACTCGACCTCTGCGTGAGCACTGCCCTCCGTATCGAAGATAAAGCGCACGGTTGATCCATTGCTGATAACCACGAGGTTGCCGTTTGCTGATACAGCGGTCTGACCTGTGCCGTCTATCAGGTTCGCCCTCAAGTATATTGGCGCTCGCGACGCTCCGGCTTTTGTAGTATCTACAAGACCAGAAGTCGCCTCTAAATAGAGTGCATATTCCATTTCTGCCATCGACAACCCGTGAATTTGAAGGCCCCCGTGCGTCCCTGCCACGGCTTTCCTAATAAACCCATAGGTGTCGGTCTCGGCAATGTCCGTTATCCCATGCGCGCAATCGCTGGACTTGAAGGCGAGGATCTCGTCATCGTTGGCTCCTTGATTCAGAGTGGCCCCAATCGTCATATTGGCGTTGGCACTATCATTTGCATAGAGGATATTCGCTACATGTGCAGAGCCGTTGACATCAAGTACTTGCGCGGGATTGGTCAAGCCGATACCGACTTTGCCCGCACTGGTGATCCGCATCTGCTCATCGCATGAATCACCACTGTTAGTCCAAAAGGTTGTGTCACTGGTTAGCGCGCCGCCACTATTAGTGACAATATTCTTCATCATTCCGACAAGGTTCGCCGAATTAAAACTGGTTTCACTAAGAGTCGTAGCCAAAATGCCTTCGTTGTCCTGAGCTTCAGCAATTTTTATCAGGTTAAAACTTTGAGCTGCTGACGTAGTAGTTACCCACGGCACATATGCACTACCCGCATCGAAGACAACTCGCCGCGTGCCTGTCGGTATGCTTGCAACCGTTTCATCCGCATCATTCTTGATCGTCACATCGCTGGTCGATCCCTGCCCCGTGAGGATCAGCCCCTCGGCAGCAGTGTAGCCCATTGCCGCACTATCGGACGCGGCTGTATCTCCCGTAGCGTTGAGTGTCAATCCTGTAATATCGGAAGTGGCAGTAGTAGCACCTGTCACCGCAAGCGTCGAGCCGTCAAACGTCAGGTTGGCCTCGCCATTGAGCGAGTCCGAATCGGTGAATGTTGCGACGCGGTCATCGGACCCATTCGCGGCATCCACGCCACCACCACCCGAATTAGCCACCCAATCGAGGTTCCCCGAACCGTCCGTCTTGAGCACTTGATCCGCATCGCCATCGGCGGCTGGCAACTCCCACGCTACGCCGCCGGATGCGATGGTTAGAGCCGATCCACTGGACGATATGTACTCGCCCCCCTCGTCGTAGAAGTAGAGGCGGCGATTGTCGGTAAATCGGCAAACTTCGTTCCCATCGTATTGTTGGATCACGATATCTTTGGCATCGACCAGGGGCTTGACGATCACATCACTCGAACTGTTGCTTATCCGCAACAGGTTGGTCCCACCGTCTGCGTAGACGATGCCCTCTCCCGCCGTGTCGGAGTCAAGGGTGATGCTGTCCACCGTGTCCAGCGTGATGGCACCAGAGTCGCTCGAAGCGTCTGTGGTGGCGATAGAGTAGACCCCGGCACTGGATACCGCATGGGTTACATACTCGCCCGCATCGTACTTGAGGATGAGCGGGGCCGTAGTATCGGTAGCAGTCACCGCACCGGTTGCCGTCACGGCACCTGTGGCTACTGCACCCGTGGTGGTGATGGTGGATGACCCAGTATCGATGGTGCCGAATCCACTCGTTATCGATCCGCTATTTAATGCACCTGTGGTGACGATGTTGCCGCCGCCTACATTGTGGCTGGCAAAATACGTACTGACGGTATCGACATTGGTCTGTCGCATCGTACCGCCATCGTTGATCAGTATCCCATCCCCCGATGCTACGGCGGTGGTGCCTCTGGCGGTATCGCCATCGATAAGATTGAACTCTGCCGTAGTGACCGTTGCGCCATCTAATATTTCCAGTTCGGCCTCAGTAATCGCCGCAGACCCAATCGTAAATCCTCCAGCCGAAACAACCCCTGATGTCGTTATCGTAGAACTGCCCGTATTGATTGTGCCAAATCCGCTTGTGATCGACCCACTGTCCAGCGCACCCGTAGTAACAATATTGCCGCCCCCTACACTATGGGAAGCAAAGTAGGTGCTGACGGTATCGACGTTGGTCTGTCGCATGGTGCCACCATCATTGATCAGTATGCCGTCACCCGATGCTACGGAGGTGGTGCCCCTGGCGGTGCCACCGTCGATGAGGTTGAGCTCCGCCGCAGACGTAGTCACCACCGTCCCACCCAACGACAGACCGTTGGTCCCATCGTGGCTTGCGATATTGAAGTCGTAGGAACCGTCACTAAAGGTCGTATTGCCGGTGATCGTCGGTGTGTTGATCGTGGGGCTGGTGATCGTCTTGTTGGTAAGGGTGTCGGTGCTGGAGATCGTCGGTATCGCAACCCCCTCGATGCTCAGTATGCCCCCCGAACCCGTTAGCGTATTGGCAGTGGCATGGGATAGTTCGATGCCGCCGGTGGCCGTTGTGGTGCCGGTGACGGTGAGGTTATCGGCTACGGTCGTTTCGCTGGTCGAATGGCCGATGGTGACCGCGATGCCGGACGTTTCGGTGGCGAGTTTGAGGGCACCCGTGGCGTTGGTGATGTAGCTATTGGACCCATCATGGTAGACGGTGAGATCGTCACTATCGCCTAGCAGCAGTTTGTCCGAATCGCCAATGTCAAAGGCGTTGGCACCGGCCACCGTCATGCCGCCGGTCACCGTGATGTTACCACCTACCGTCAGGTTACTGTCGATCTGGACCGCCCCGTCATCAACCCATAGGGCGTAATTGGACGATCCTTCTGTCGGTGCGGACTTGATGTAGACGGTGGCTGCACTCGTCACCGTGCCGGTAGCGGTGATGTTGGGCTCTTCAAACGCCGCAGACGCCACCAGAGCGGTTGTGCCGGACGGTATGGTCTGCGCCCCACCTGGGGCAACGTGGAAGGCGTACGTGTCGGTGGTGGCCGTATGGCTGGCGGCTGGAGTGCTGATGGATACGAACTTATCGTCCACCGCCGCCTTGCCGAATGCGAAGGTGTCCAGGCCACCGTCACTGGTGAACCCGTTGGCGATATTGTCCGTTTCGAGGCGGAAGTCTAAGTCTTGCGAGTCTTCGTTGAATATGAACCCGGTGGACCCGATACTGAGCATTTCGCGGGCAGTACCCCCGATCATGGTCTTGAAGACCACGTCCGCGTCTTCCGATCCGTTCGAGACATCGGTGAAGTAGGTTTCGATTTCCGCAAACGCCGTCTTGTTGCCCGCGTCATCGTCTCCTTGGATGAGGATCTCGATGCCATCGTTATCCCCCACCGTCCCACTGGACGGATCGTGACGTAAGCGGAGACCTGTGCGTATGCCACCCGCCGCCGCACTGATGTCGGTGATTTCCGGCACACGGATGCGGAGACCGTCCGATCCGGCGGTGTCTTGGTTCATCATCGTTTCGGTGGTGCCGTCGAGGATCTTGGCTAGTGTATTGGGATTGGCATCGATCTCGCCCCCCTCAATAACGTCACCGGTGCCATCCCGCGCCGAATTGTCCGTAAGACTGTCTAGTGTAGGTGTGCCCATGGTCTTGCTCCGTTTATTTGAGTCCTTCGCCCGTCAATCGTGCTGTCGCTTGCGTAACGCCCGCCCGCATCGCGTCTTGTCGCGCAGAGGCTGGCTTTTGAGCCGCCTTACCGCCCACCCATATGTTTTGGGCTTTTGGCCTTGTAATTGATTCGCTCAACTTTTTCATCATGCCAAGCTGTATAGCCATCGACCCCTGCCCTACCAATTGTTTAAGCTGACCGAATAGTCCACCCTGCTCACCACCACCCGCCTCTTCTGCCACGCCCCTGTAAGCTGAATAAATCGGACTAAAGCGATTTACCGTCCTGTGGAGCCCTACTAAAGCGGCCAGCTTCTCTGGTTCCCCTTTAAACATTTCTTGCCAGATTTCGCCTTCGATACCACCCGCGCTTTCAATTGCGGAGTTAAGCGAACTGATGTCGATTCCTTCTTCAACGGTTTTGGGATCGGGCTTTTGATTTGGCATGAGTGTCTTGGGCTTGCCGGTAAACAGGATGTTTTGCAGATGCCGTTGACGGGCCAATTCAAACGATTCTTGATTAAGGTATTCCCGCGACTGTCGGATGTTCGTCACCGACTCAAACATCTTTGGAACCAGATTATCACCCTTACTTTCGTAGATGATCTTGCCCATCGGGTTTTCATCATTCTTTACATTCGGCCACCGCATCTTTTTATACGTGGCCCACTTGGTGTTGGCCTGTTGCATCAACGATGCGGCCTTGTCTGAATGCTTGGCCGCAGCATCGGACAGTTCCCGGCGGATGATGTCCCGCGCAAAAAACTGTAGGCGGTCCCCGTCATCGGTAGGACCGGAAATATCTTTGCGTAAGGACTTATACCGATTATGCACCCAATCAAATTTGGCGGGTTTATACTCTATTTCCTTACCGGTGGTCTCCATTCCTTCTTTAACACCTGCAATTATTGTTTCAAACTCAGCTACAGTTGGGGCCGATATCTGCCCCTCCGGCATAGCTTGTTGAGGTTTGTCTATAGACAGACTTTCAAGGTCTTTGATGATGTTTTTAACTTTATTGACCTTGGAGTTGACGCCCATCGCGGGATCGTCGTATGCCTCTTCCTCAATCAGGTTTTTAAGTCGCTTGATTAAATTCTTCGTATCGACATCCGACTTGCCCAATATCCTATTTGCTTCGCCGTAGAGCTCGTCTGCTTGGTTGTGTATTGCATCTACTTGCTCTCGATACGCTACACGCACAATGTTGCCGGTGTCTGTATTACTACGGACCTGAAATATTTCCGATCCCTCACCCACAATGCCTTGGACTTTGGTGGGCCTTGACGGTCTCAGCATCTGTACCACGTTTTCCTTGTGCCGTTCCATGGCCTGTAAGATGTCTTGATTGACCTTCGCCAAGTTGGGCAACGCACTACTTGCTCGAACCACTTTCTTCGTAGCATACCGCACACCCACATCGAGCGGACGCACCACGGCGGGTACGTGCGGGTAACCGTATTTATCCAGCACCTTCACAAACTCATCGTCTATCGCTTGCTTGGTCAGTCCAACCCAACTCGCCAGCCTCTCTGCGTACGGGCCAGCGAAAGGATATTGTTCTGTCAGTGATCCCGGCCCCTCTTTGGGCCGCGCAATCATACCACCCGCAAGGGTTTTGGTGGCACTTAGACCGCGAGTGATGCCAGTGCCAAGAGCTCCGCCCAGGCCATGTCCCACCGTGCCCGATACCGTTGCTTCACGTTCGGGGTCAAGGACATCGCGGGTTGTTTCTATGCCCGCACCTAATAGCGCATCCTGTAAATATTCTTTGGCGCGAGGGAACTTCGTCAGATAGTTCTGCAACCACTTGGACTGTTGCATGAGTTTATAGCCACGCATATAGGGCAACATGGACCCGGCGAACTCTCCGATGTCAAACATCAACCCATCCGGCTTTTGGTAGGAGGGTGCGCCAACCCTTCGCATCATGCGCGATAAGCCCTGCGCCACAAACTCCGTGCCACCAGAAGTAGCCCCGGACGTAAGACCCCGCATCAAGTCCGGCAATCCAAGGGCCTCTTGTGCGCCAAGCGCAAGGTCAACAGGCGAATAACCCGGAATCTTGGGCATATTGGCGTAGTACATATTCCCTGAGTCCGGTTGAGCCGCGTCGGAATCGAATTCAGCTACGCCCGGATGATTGGGGTCATTCTTGTATACGGTTTGACCGATCTGCTCCAGTGTGATTTCGCCATCCTCTACCGCGATGTGCAGATCACCCTGTGCCTCTTTGTCCTCCACCATGGCCCGCATACCAAGAGCCGCAAAATCAATTGCCATTATCATTGCCCTTTACTTGGTCTACACTTACTCGCTGCAATTTAATTTTTGGATCTGGCGCACCGATGTTGGTTTTGTAAAGCAACTTCTCCCTTATTTGTTCCAGATCCTCATCCGTTGCTGGATACTGATATTTTTGTTGCCATAAACCTAGGTAGAGTTCCTCCGACTGACTGTCGATTGACGTGACCAGCGACTCCATGATGTCCTGCAAGTACCCTGCCTCAAAGCGCGTAGTACCCAACAGGTCATTATAAAAATGCTCTTCTGTTGCACTTATCGCGGCACCCGTCCTTGCGCGTCTTACCGCATCGACCATGTTGTTCAGTTCAAAGCGAAAGTTGACCACACTCTGTGGAGTGCCTTCCCCACCTTTAAACGACCGTGAAAAATCTTCAAATCGCCCCTTGAACACACCGATGTGTCTCTTTACATCATCATCCTTTAAGAATTCGTATATCTTATCCGCCGATACCTGTATGCCTCTATTTTCCATCACCAATTTCGCTTGAGCAGAGGTCAAATTAAACTGAAAGGCATACGCATTATATACGGGTTCCCACTCTTGCAAAAGTAGGTTTGCTCTCTGGGGTTCTACTTGCGCCAGTTCAAGTTTCTGCCTTGCACTATCTATAGCCCGTTCGGGTGTCTCAAATCCTTTTTGTAATCCGATCATAGTCGTATTGAAAATGGCCTGTACCGTCTCGCTCTGCTTTTCTAGCCTTTTCCACTCGTTCTTCTTTTCTTCGTTTGATAATTTTATTTTTGATTCTTTTTCAAACCGAGTAAAACGAAGTTCGTCTTTAAACGTTTCTCTTGTTTTAAAGTCTGCAAACGAAGCCTCTTCTTTCCGTTTCGCAAAATTGAAGAAGATGTCCTTTTCAGAATTAGTCCATGGGCGGGACGTGCCGTTTCTAAACCACACTTGCCCTTCCCCGATTTTTGCTATCGGATTTTTTGTTTTTGCACTCTCCATTATCGCTTCACGAGCTCGCCGGTCCATTATTTCTGTAACAGAACCGTCCGCATTTAGTATTTGTCCAGTAGAAGGAATAACCTCAAGCGTTTTCACTGGTGGCTTGTCTCTACTTGGGCCGAGAACCCATTCAAGTTCACCGTCTAAATTTGTGCGTTGATAAAACTGAGACTCTGGCACCCGTTCGTATGATGGATTTTTAAGTTGCTTTAACTGAGCCTGTTTATACGCAAGATCAACTTTGTCTTTATCATCTTGCTTGTTCATCCCAAGTCGTGCATTTTCAGCCGCACCAACCAACGCCTGTCCTAACCCCGGAAATTGGCCTTCTGGCATGTTGGCTACTGCTAGTTTTACTGCCTCAGGTTCGCCCGTTTCCGCCATGTATTTCAGTCGTTGTAAAACGTCATTCTCCCTAGCCCGTTGAGCCGCTAACTTCCGCGCTTCGGCCTCTTCCTCGCGCACCCCAAGCATTTGTCGGCTTTGTATCGCCTCCGGTAACCTATTACTGGCTTGCGAGAGACCCGCTAAAAATCCTCCTAGTCCCACATCAACCTCCTAACCATGATAGATCGGCCCCACTGCCCAGATAGGCGGTACCCAGGTTGCCGAACAGGTTGCCGAGAGACTGACCCGCGCCGGGTTGACCGGCGGGGATATTGAAGGCTGGCATCGAGGGGTTGATCGTGCCCATGCCCAACGCGTTGAGCATCAGTGAGAGGCCCTGTGCCGCTTGCTGATCTGTCCAGCGGTTCTCTGCGACCTGTCGATCCAAGAAGCTGAAGAAATCGCCTAGTGACTGCTGACGATCCGCGTCCGTCAACTGTTCATACCCCATGCCCGTCTGCGAGTAGAGCGGGATCACATTCTGCATGAGGTTCGTTTGCAACATGGCG